CAAAGTCAATGTTGTATCCTAAGATTGCAATATTAGCATTGTATATATCTTTCTTAACTTCAAAGTCTGCTCTATAATCTTCACCCTCTCTCATAAAAATATGATCAAAAGGAACTTCATTATCAAGCAACCATTGTTGCGTCAAGTCAAATACATCAACACCTTTTCTCTCATCAGGTCTACCTGTAGTGATTATAATTTTATAACCAACATGCTTGTAAAGTCTGACAAGATTGATTATGTGATGATCAGGTCTGTCATCACCAACCAAATGATATTCGTGATGTCCTCTAGTTTGATTTCCATCCACATCATAGTGATGTGCTAAAGTTCCATCAATGTCTACAATTAAAGCGTCGTTCATTATGCTGCCTCGATTTTTGCTAACCTTTCATCCCTATAATCTAGGGCGCCTTCACCTAAGTAAATGTTACCGTCGTCTGCTCTAAACAAAGTTTCAAGACTTGCATCTTGATCTTTTTGTTTTTGGATTAGTGAAAACTCTGCTTGTTCAAAAGTAATTGCTCCAATTTGAACAAAGTCTAAAAGCATGTCTGAGAATGGAACTTCACCATTTGATTTCCAAACTGTAAGCCCATCTACTTGAGCTGTGTTTTGAAAATTCGTTTCAATTGAATTGTCGTAAGTTTCATTTTCTCTTAATTGAGATTTGAATAGAACATTACCTGTAAAAGTTTTGTTCACATCGTGATGTGCAGCTAATCCGAAACGTTCTTTTCTTACTGTTTCGCCTGCTATTTCTACTGTATCTTTTAACATAATTAAATTCCTCACTTTTTATTAATTATGCTACTATTATGCACTCTTACGAGGGTAAGGTCAACCTTTTTTTCAGGTTTTTTTATGTTTTTTTAGCTAATTTCTCCAGAAATGTCGTCAACCATGTTCTGCCATAGCTCTAAATGAGGGATTATGAATGCTATTGTAATGCGTGGTTCTAATGTTCCTGCAGAATGATAGTAAACCTTGTCTGGTTCTCTGCCTCTGCCATAATAACCAACCTTACAAGACCAACCACCAGGATCTTGCATGTGAATTATCTCTTGTTTTTCTTTATCTGCATCTGGAGTTCTGTATTTAAAAAATCCATTGCCATTTTTAGTATAAGATAATAAAATATTATACCCATGAGCGTTCCAATTATTGTGCCAACCCATATATCCATATTTAGGATAGTAATTATGAACTGCTTGATTTCTTGCTCCTAAAAATGAACAAAGTTCATTGGAAACTGTTTTATATTTGTCTTTAAATTCTTGTGGTAAATTATTTTCATTAAGTTTTAAATCATATCCATAAGTTTTTTCAGGCCATCCTATATGTTCGCCATCTTTTTTAATTATATAATTTAAATATTCAGGACTTGTTGCGTAATCAAGAGATTCGGTAAGTCCTCTATTATTGTAAAAAGGCCACGATCCTTCTTTAGCTCTTTCTTTTGCTAAATCATTTAATACTGATAAGTCTTGTTTATAAAACCAATCACTATATGGTTCTAAAAATTCTAATAATTCATCTGATACATTTACAAACTTCATGATAGTCTATCTATTTCACTTCTTTCATTTCGAGGTATTGTATAATGATAAAGTACTATATCATCTCCTTCTAGTTCCTCCGGCTTTGTTCCATTAATAAAATTCCAACGACAATGTAAATCATCTGCCCACTTAACCTCATGATCTCCATAAGTCAATAATTTCCACATCGTAAAAGTGTCCCATTGCCTAATTGAGTTTGGATAATCACCAATGTCTTCTACAAAATTTCCTTTATCGTCTTGTTCCCTTTGCTTTAAATAATCACCCCACCAAGCATTCATTAATTTAATAACTTCTGGTTTATTCCTATATAAAAACATTCCACAATGTGCTGTCATTTCTTCTGTGTTTGTTAATTTTGTTACTTTAGCATTATAAGGTCTTATTTTTGAAAATAATAAATCTAAATCATCTGGTAACTGTTCAAATATATTTTGTATGTCTTCATGTTGGCAATCCATATCAGCATCTAAATAACATGTAATACCTTTATATGGTGTTTGTCCTAATGCCCATAGTTTAGCTCTTATATGATTAGGTACGTCCCAATGTACTATCCAATCAGCACACTCGTACCAATGAGAAGGTTTAATCCAATCTTCATTGTCTACATATATTGTTATGTGTGCTTCTGGCCAAAAGAGTTTTATTGATTTAGCTAACTCTACTGCTGCTATATAAAATCTTTCAAGTCTAGAAGCAACAATTACAAAGCCATTTTCAGGGAAATCAGGCTCTTTATTTTTCTTCTTTGACATTTAATAAACCTACTTGTTTTAATTCTTCAGCTATAAGAATTGTAGTATATGCTTGAACTTCCATTGGAGTTTTAGCCTTACGAATAAGTCTTTTAAGGTGAGTATTTTTAGAATCCTTAACATAAGGTATTTCAAAAGAGTCTAGCTTTGATGCAAATAATACTTCTTGTTTTGCTCTTGCTGCTTCTGTTTCTCTTCTTTCAAGACGTTTTTTAATATTATCATCTCGTCTTTTAATACCTTCTGCTGTATTTTCATCTAGAACTTTTTCTCCAAACTCTTCTAATACTCTTGCTGCGTCTGGATTTGTTCCTTCTGGATCTTGAATAGAGGCTGTACTTTTCCTGCCGTCTGGATATACTATTGTTACAATAATATGACGGTTCTCCTTATTAGCCCAATAAGGAAATTCATATTTGTATTTGGGGGGAGTTGATTGTTCTTTATCTAGTAATTCAACTTTCGTATTGATATTCTTTGCCATAATTTAATCTCATAATATAAAGTTATTTATACTGCTAATTAAGCAGTTCTTAACCAAAGCTTCTGTGTACTAACCGTTTCTGATGAGCTTTGTACCGTTTGGCCTGCATAAACACCTGTGTATTGGCCTGTGTATATGCCTGTGTATATACCAGTATATATTCCTGTGTATGTTCCTGTGTATTCACCTGTGTATTGGCCTGTATATACAGAAGTTCCTACATAATTACCTGTATAAGCACCTGTGTATGCTCCTGTGTAAACACCTGTATAAGTTTTAGCACCTGTATAGTTGCCTACAAAAACACCTGTGTATGAACCTGAGTATGTTGTTCCTGTGTATGAACCACCAAATGTTCTTGCATAACCGCCTGTATAAGCGCCGGTGTATGAACCTTGATATGTAGATGTTCCTGCAAAGTTTCCTGAGAAGTTACCCGAGAAGTCTCCGGAATATTGTCCTGTATAAGTTTTAGCTCCTGTAAATCCACCTGTAAATGTTCCTGCAAAGTCTCCTGAGAAGTTACCCGAGAAGTCACCCGAGAAGTTTCCAGTATAGTTACCTGAATAATCACCAGTATAGTTTGAATCTGATACTGTTTTCCTAGTATCTGTCCAACCACCTGCATCGCCCATCTGTGTCCATGTTCCTGTTTCACTAGGTGTAGAAGCTTGTAATTTATATGTACCAACACCTTGTGTTGATCCAAAGTTTTCAATAATTCTATTTCTAAAATTAGGTGTAATTTGTTCCATTTCAGCAACAGTCATTTCTTTAATGCCTGTATCATTTTCTACTTTACATGGTTTGTAATTATCAACTGCTGAACTTGTTGCTGTTGTCTTTTGCCAAATATACATATTATTAGTAGTACCATCTACCTGTGTATCTGCTATTGTATATCTAGATGTCCAAGTTCCGCCTGCTGGACTAGAAGCTGCTAATGAATATTGTCCTGTTGTATAGTTGCCTTGTCCAACCATATCGGCTATTATTTTATCAATAAGATCTGAGTCTAATTCTGAATCAGTAAATTCGTTAATACCAACATCACCTGAGGTTTCATAACCTACTGGTCTGTTAGTAATACTTTCTGATGCTGCACCTGTAACTTGCTTTGCAGTATATGTATTGACGGTCGTTGTGCCACCGCCTGAAGGGTGTGTTCCTACAGCATCTGATCTTTTGGTATCTACACATGTTCCTATTGTAGTACCTGATCCTGAAGCATCAGTAGTTACATTTAACTCTGCTGCTCCTGTGCCGTCGGCATTATCGGAAAATTCCTTTGTTATAATTGCTGAATAATATTGTTCAATTTCAGCATCCGTCATCTCCTGCAAACCTTGATAGTTTGAAGAGCTAACCGGATATGCCGATGCTTTTACCCTTAATGGTCTCATATTAGTTTACCCTGTTACCGCTGCTATCGTAAATGATTGTTGGACTTAACCTATTCCACTTTGTTGCACTTACGCCTACTAATCTTAATGAATGTCCTGAAGCCAGACTTACAGCTGCATTAGCTGAGCCACTATCAATAGACTCTCCCGATGCAGGAAATATATCAATTGTAACAGAAGTATCATTTAATATTTCTATCATTAATCCTGCTGCTGTATCTGGAAGTTTTACGCCGTCTGCAGAAGTTGCTGTAGCACTTGTAACTATGTTCATAGTCTTAGTAAGTGCTGTTGCACCTGACTGATCGTTACCTGCTGCAGCTACACTTGCTGACAAACCAGCTGTTAATGTACCTGTGTAGGTTAAATTACCTGCCGATACGTTACTTCCCGATTCATACTTGTCGGTATTCAGATTAGTAAAGTTAGCGTCAACCTCATTATTTGTTAAGGGTGAGCCCTTTACAGATCTTAATGTTATTGTTGCCATTTATACCTACCTATTTTTTACTTAATTTATTTACTAATAATTCGAGAGTATGTCTTATTTCAGTTATCTCGCTCTTTAATGTATTTATATCATTTTCATACTCTGCAACTTTTTTTATTTGACTTCTTTGCATTTTATATGCTAGTAAGCCTGCATTGTCTGTTGAAAGTAATGCTTTAGAGTTTTTATCTCTAATTAATTTACTCTCGCCATCTATATTTATTACTTCTTTTAACACCTTTTCTACCATCTTAAACCTGCAATGCTATAGCTCTAAAGTCTCTAAATTTTGGAACTTGTGCTGTGTCTGTTGTTGTTGGAACAATTTTAACAGAAAAAGTTTTAAATCCTGAATGTGTAACTGTACCTATTGTTACTGTACCTAATGTGGCAGCTGATGTCTGATATGTAGTATCTACTGTTACTGTTGGAGCACTTGTATATCCTCTACCAGGATTTGTAACCAATATTGAACTAATAGCTGTGCCATTCATTATTGCTTGTGCTGTCGCTCCTGTTCCTGCACCACCTGTAATATGTATTGCCGGTGCTTGTGAATAATTACCACCACCTGTTACTGGTATGGTATTTAAAGCTCCCACATCATATTCTAATATTCCGCTAGCATTTAAACCAACACCCCCAGATTTCGCTGGGAATTTCCAACTATATTCAGCAAACTCACCTATTCCTGGTGTGTCATTAGGTGTTGAATTTGCCGTTAATTGTATCCACGGCACATCCTCTTGGAAATTATATTCATCTGCTGCGTTTTGTACTTTAGCATAAACTTTTAAATCTGCTACTGCTGGTATATTACAATCTGCATACACTAATAAATCTTCTGCGTCCTGTCCATCTTCTAAAACTACCTTTCTTGTAATATATCTAGAAGCTGCGTTACCGCCTTGTGGGTTTGTTTCATTTGTTACATCATTATTTACATCATTTTTAATACATAGTAAATCTAATTGATCAAGATCTATAAATGGTGATGTATTGTTTCTGTCTGTTCTCATAGTTATAACCAAAGTAGCTGTTTTGCCTGGTGAAGCTAAAGCTAATTCATTTGTATAACCATATATTGTTTTTTCTGTTTCTAATGTTTCAGTTTGTCCAAAACCTACTTGTTGGAATACTGTGCTATTTGGATTAGCACCTGTATTTGTTAATGCAACTTTAGCAAATACTTGACTACCTTCTGGTGTTAATGCTGCTGAATTAAGAGCTATGTCATTAACTATTTTATTTCCTACTGTACTTACTGTTGCATATCCGTCTGCGTTTCCTACTACTATACTTGTTGCTCCAGGGTTTGTAGCATGATCATCTGTTTTAAATGAACCTTCTTTAGTTTCAACAGTAACATAATTATCTAAAGAATCATATTCGTAAATTAATCCTTTATTCAATGTTACTGATGCTGTAGCCGTATTACCAGATGTTGGGGCAGCAAATGATATTGTTGGGGCACTTGTATATCCAGATCCTGGATTTGTAACTGTTAATGATGCTATACTTTGTGATGAACCACTGCCTGTCATAACAGCAGTAATTGCCAATCCAGTACCTCCTGTTCCAGTATTTGTTACTGTTACTGCTGGTGCTGAACTATATCCTGTTCCTGCATCTGTTACGTTAAATGAGAAACAATGAAGATCTGTTCCTGCAGGGAATTTGGTTATTCCGCCTCCCCATGTTGTAGTATCAATACTTAACCAATCTAATGATCTGTTATTAAATGTTGCTGTATAATCTGTATTAACATTTTCAAATTTACATCTATATAATTTGTACATAACATCTTTACTTTGATGTGGTGTCCAAGATCTATTATTAGCAGATGTAAACATAATACCTGCTGCTGGTTGTTGAGTAATTCTTTGTGTTGTTCCTATTTTATTTTCGCCTATTTGGCCAATCCACATATCATAACCTTTGTCATCGTTTTCAGGTTTAACAACGAAACAATATTCTGTATTATTTTTTAAATATACAGGATTTGTAAATTCAAAATATGTTTTATTAAATGTTGTAACACCACCAGTTTCTGTTGAAGTAAGTATTCCGCCTGTTGGTCTATATGCAACACCGCCAGGAAGTACTCTAGGTCCTGGTGTTCCATTAATAACTTCTCTAAGTTCTATTGTTACGCCGTTTTGTTCGTTTGATTTATTTTTAAAGAAAAGATCTATTCCTGGCATATACATACCTCCAGGAACACCTTCAACTCTAAATGTTTGTGCTATAGGATCTCCAAATCCTCCACCTAAGAAACCAAAATTAAGGTTAGTTAAGTCTATTTGGAAATCTTCAAATCTAAATTCAGTAAAGGGAGCAACGTCTGGAACATCTGTATCGGGTGTTGGAACTATAGAAATCTCTGTTCCTGTTATGCCTGCCGTATCATCTCCTAAGGCTATTGATAACCCTCCGCCGTTACTTACTCCGCCACCATTCATTACCCAAGCAGGATTAAATTCGTTACCGATATTTCCCATTCCTTCGCCACCAATAATCGCATTGGTTACTCCACTTTCATTACCGTCTCCAGTTGTTACTTGAGTTGTCGCAACTATTGCTGAGGTATCTACTGTGTTATTTACTACAGGTATTATAGTAACGTCATCTGTATCGTCTGTTGTAGTGTCTTGATCCCAAGTTGCTGGTACTTGTACTACCGGTGGTATAACAGGTATTGGTATAGGAGGTGCAATTTGGAAATCAGTTTGCCAATCACTTACTGACCTTTCTTCAAAAAATTGTGAAGTATTTACTTGTGCTGTTTTTAAACTAACAATACTGTCTTGAGTTGTAATTGATAAACCTGTAGACTCATATATAGCAGTCGCTTTTGTTTTCTCCATTCGTTCTCTATTTGAAGAATCGTCTGTTAATTTAAATACTTTAGCTCCTGTTCTAAACACCCCTGGAGGTATTCTAAATACCCCTGTTATAGAACCGTTTTCGTCTGTCCATAAAGCAGATCCAACTGTTGGTATAACATTGTCTCCAGACCATAAATCACTGTTTGCATCTTGATAACAATGTGCTGTTACATCTTCTCCATCAAAATATGGATAAACTCTTGTATTAGGTTTTAGCCTAGTTGCAATAAAGGTAACAGCTCTTTCTCTCATGAAAGGAGATATACTTGTATCTATAACTCTTTCACCTAAATTTTGACTTTGTATTTCAGGTATTATTTCTGTTCTAATACCTTGTCTTGTTTGTCTTTGTTCTGTTGTAGTGGTTGTTGTTAAACCGCCTCCTCCAGGAGCTAGTGAACCTGAAGTAGTAGTTGAAACATTTGCAACACCTAGATTTTCCCATGATCCCCAATCTGTTCCCCAAGCATTTGCCATATTTTCCCAAGCATCATAGTTGCCATCAAAATTAACATTGACTGCTGGTTGGACGCTCTTATCTACAAAATTATCTACGTTTGGTGTTAAGTACAAATCTCCCACATAACTAAATGTTAATTCTTGAGCTAGATTTATTGTTTCACTTGCTTGATCTTGATTTAAGTATGTTAAATATGTCCAAGGCAAGGTTAATGATTGTCCAATTCTAAATAAATTATTTGCACCTGATTTAAACTGTGTTTCAATATTTTCCATATTGAAGAATGGTCTTGCATGTTGTTCTTTTGAATCTATTGCTATCTTATAGTCTGGATCTGTTACTGCGCCTATGTTATGTCCTGTAAATGGGTCAACTAATATACCATTTTTCCATCTATCTGCTCCGGTAGAACTTACTATTGTTGATTCTTTAGCATAAGTTTCTAATAGATTTAATGAAGCATAATATTCTAATCGAGATATTCTTTGTTCTATTGTACTAATATCCCTCATAGTATATCTTCTATTATCTATTTGCTTAACTTGTATTCCGTAATCTGGTCTACCAATTTGTTTTGCGTATGCTGGTGATAAACAAGGAAATGCTGGTAATAACATTGTTGCTAATGTCATTGACCCTGCCTCTGGATTTGGTAATGTTGGTACATCAGCAAAAGCAGATTCAATTATTTTAAATGCTCCGTCTTCTGTTAATACCAATCTCAATCCTTTACCTTGATAATAGCATAAGTCTGTTGTGAATGTAGTTGTTGGTGTTGGGTTAGTTAAACCTCCAGTAATTGAACCGTTTGTATCAGGATTAACTGTTGCACTTCCTAATGTTCCTGTATTAGCTGCTGTATCTGCCATTCTAGGACGGAAGTCTACACAATCTCTTAAATCAAAGTCTCCATATTTTTCGGAAAGATACAAAGGTATGCTTTCAGTTCTTATATTACCTGCTGCTAATGCTCCGTCATCGTCGATTGGATAACTATCTACACAGAAAAAGCTAGGTCCATTAGTGCCATAATTATGACTAAAGAATGAAAGTTTAACTACAATATATCTATTTGTGCTTAAATCGTATGAACTTGTTGATTTTTTAATAATTTTAGAATGGCCATAGTAATTGTCTGATTGGCCATTATCAAATCTAAAATGACTTGTTACGTCTACTTGTCCTGTTGAATAATCTGAATTTGTTCCTGCTGTAATTGATTCTATTTTATATCCGTCTGAAACACCTAATGAATATGTACCACCCGTTCCTTCAGGGTGTGTTCCTGTATCTATTTTTACATATTTACTTTCGTTTAATGTTTTTGCAGCAAAAGCATCGGAAGTTTTTGTTACTGTAATATATGCTTTTAATGAACCTGTGCCCGATGAAGGTGCACTACCTAAATCTACTGTAATTGATGTTGCCGAATTAACAGTAACAGTTGCTGCTGGTGTAGAACCGCCCCAAGAATTACCAGACGTTCTTAAATCTGCAACTTGACCTGCTACAACACTTTGACTATCTGCAGTAAACGATGCGTCTGCTACTACAATAAAGTTTTCTAAAATAGTTGTATCAGAAGAAATAACTCCATTTGAAAAAGCAAACGATTCATTATCTCCTGCAGATACTGTAAATGTTGCTTGTCCGTTTGTTGATTGTGTTCCTGTGAGTTCTTTTTGGTATGTGAAACTATAATCTCTATTACCAGATGCGTCTGTAAGAGTTTTTACATTCTTATAAGGCAACCTATATACTAATTTATTATTGTTTGCTTCTTTTACTAATGGTGCTGTTGCTCCTGAATATGTATATGAGGAGCCTGCATTGTTCATAACAAGGTCTGCCATTGCCTCATTTGAAGAGGATTTGTCGTCTCTTATTCCTTTAACAGCAGTAAAGTTTCCTGACGACATTTTTATATCATATAGATAAAGTCTATAGATACATGCTGCTGCACCTGGTGTTCCATTAGCCCATTGAATGTGTCTTACTTTTGCTGTTCCTACTTTTGTTCCTTGTGCTGTTCTTGCTGAATATCCATTTGATACACCGCCTTGAGCTGAGGAATATAAATCAACTACTTGGCCTCCGTCAACGTCCCATACACCACATAGTTCTGTAACTTCTATATAGTTACCATATCCTGATGTAATTGCTGTTGCATCTCTTGAAACATTTCTTCCTGGTTTTGAATATTCAATTCTTTTAGTTGAAAGTAATTGTCTTCTATGTCCACCTACATACCCTGTTCCAGGTTCTATAGATGCTACAAGACCATGAACCTTACCGCCTTGAGCTGTTGTATATAAACCACCGTTATCATTTTGATTTAAATGTTCTCTTATATTAACTTTTAAACCACGAACAACATAATCTCCTGATTCGTCATAAGTTCTAGAAGCTAATATGTCTCCTAAACCTGCTAATGGTTCTTCTTTTGTATATGAACGTTTAAATCCACCATTTTCCCAATCTAAATATAGATAAAAATTTTCTGCTGGTGTATCTGATTTTTTAATTGATGCTAATGCTACTGTAAGTTTGTATCTATCTGCACCAGGAGCATTATAGTTAAAAGAGCCTGATGCAGGATCTAATAAACTTGTATCTGTTGCTGAATCTACAGCTGTTTCTGTTACTGTAAACCCTACTTTTTTATAAAGAAGTTTTGAATATTTGTCTATGAAAACAGTCATATCATCTGTTTTAATAAACTGTCCTCTTGCGTATATAACTCCTGCGTCTAATTTAAGTAACGGTGCACTTCCATAATAGTTTCCACTTTCTGTTGATGTGCTAGTAGTATTGTTTACAACAAAAGTTTTACCTATATTTGAACTTACTGTTGCAGTTCCTGCTGCTGCAGATCCTCCACCACCACTAAATGTTAATGTTGGTGCACTTGTATATCCTGAACCTGCTTGTGTAATATTTATTGCTGTAAGAGCACCACTTGTAATAGTTGCTGTTGCTTTAGCTGCTCTACCTACATAACCTAATACTGCACTACCATTTGCTGTTTTACCATGTACATGAGTTGGTGCTGCAGTACCTGTGGAACCTGCTGTTGTAACAATATATAAATTATCACCACTAAATAATTGTGCGCCTAAAGTTACTGCTGTTGAAGCAGCCCATTCTGTACCAACTTTTATTGTTGGTGTACTTGAATACCCCGAACCCGCATTTGTAATTGTTGAACCTGTTATTTTACTTGTAACAGTTAATGTTTCTGCTGATGTAAAATGTGTATATGTTGTTTGAGCACCTGCACTTGTGTATTTTAAATACAAAGTTTTCATATCAGGAGCTGCACCTGTTGTGCCTGTTGCTGTATCTAATATTTCTGCTCTTAATTCTGATCTAGTTGCTGAAACATGTGGAAGTGATTGTAATGTATCACCTTTAAACCCACTTAATGCTGTATTTTCTATTGTTGTTGCTGCTGCGTCTGTGTCATTAACTTTTATAAATGGAATCAATGTTACATGTTCTGCACAACCAGTTATTATGGCTCCATCTTTTAACATGTAGCCAAAACCTTTATTTAATTGATCTTGTAATAGAGTTTGAACTTGTGTTAATTCTCTAGCTTGGACTGCAAATCCAGGCTTAAATAAAAGCCTGTGGTAGTTTTTACTATCGCTAAAATCGTCGTAATATGGTGATGCGTTTAAATTTAATGCCATTTTTAAAACCTAATAATTGCCTTTAATGTTTCCACTTGATCTTCGGATCTAGTTATTGGTGTTCTGTTATCTAAATAAACAATTTCCCCTGAAGTATTTTTAACTTCAGGACTTGTAACACTATTTATACTCAAACCAGTTAAACTTTTTGTAGAATTTGTTAATGTTGAAGAAGCTGTAATAAGAGGAATTTTAGCAATTAAGTAAATATTTTTATTTGCTGTATCTACCTGAGCTACTGTAAAAGATCCGCCGTCGTCTGTTGTAATAAGATCATCTGCTGCGTATTTTGTTTCGTCTGCTACATTAATTATATAACAAACGGTTCCTGTTCCTGTTGTATATATTACATCTGAAGGATTTGTTAAATTCTTAACTAATGCTATTTGCCTATAATCGTTACCTAAGATTAAATCTTTATTTGCATTATCAGATAATGATGTAACCAATCCTAAATTACTAGCAAAACATTCCTTGGTTGGGTTAGAACCATGTCCTCCTTGTGGAGAAATAATTGCTCTTGCTGTTGCTCCTGTTCCAGATGCTGCTGTATTTGTAAATGTAACATCTGCGTATGTATAACCTGAACCTGGTGTTGTTACTGTAACACCTGTTATTGCTCCGTCTGCAACAGTAGCAGTTGCTTCTGCGCCACTACCGTCTCCTGATATTGAAATTTGTACGTCTCCACTAGCATAGTTTACACCTGCTGCTGTAACTTTTATTCTATCTACAGTACCGTCTGTTGCTGCTGATTCTACAGCACTTTGTAATGCTGGTAATGAATCTGCATCACCCAAATTAACTGTTGCTGTTGCTGCTGTTGAAGGTGTTCCTCCTACAAAACTAGCTAAAGCAAAACTATAACCTGTGCCTGCTGTTGTAACTGATATACTTGAAACTGTTTGTGACCCTCCACTTCCTGCCATAGTTGCAGTTGCTCCTGCTCCTGTTCCATCTCCTGAAATAACTACTGAAGGAGTTGAATCATAACCTGAGCCTGCTGTATCTACTGTAATAGTATCTACTTCGCCCGTAACATCGTGTGTTGGATTGCCTGTAAGTTTTCTAACAGGAATATAATCATTATCTAAAAATTTTGTTTGATCTGATGCTGATATCTGGAATAAAAATTTCCATTGATACCCATCATCTAATGAGAAGACTGCTGTTCCTGTTGATGTTGGTTTGTTTACACTCTTTGAATTATTATTGTTATTAATACATTTATAAACCTTATATTCATCTGTAACAATAACCATCGTTGAATCTGCTAAAGTACTTGCACCTGAATTGGTTTTGTTTGAAGTACTTATAGCATCATCATATTCATCATATACAGTATTACCTGTGTTATCCCAATCTATTCTTTTTGCCAACAAGCAAGCGTCGGCGCTAGTAAGTAATTGTGAGAACATCATACTACGTCTATATGTTTTTATATAGTCGTCAGAATCTATAGGCGTTTCAGGACTTGCATCGTCCGCCCACGCAGTTGTTCTTCCTACAGTAAAATGAAAATAGTCATTATTGTTCCTAATATCACGAAGATATGAACGTGCTACTTCTACTCTACCAAGTCTCCTTAATACAAGCGCCATTGCCTACCTATTAAGATATTGTTACTGTCCAAGTAATAGTCATTGAGTCAGAAGCTCCTTTGTTTACAGTTGAAAAAACTGTACGACAAAGAAGAGTTCCTCCAGAGCCTGCATTTAAAATACCTGCTTCTGTAACTGCTCCTGTACCTGTGCCTGCTGCAAAAGATGCAACATAAGCTACTGCATTACTTGTAACTGTGGTTGAAGTTAAGGCTGTTCTTGAACCTGAAATAATAGTTTCAAGAGTTGTGTTTCCAGCTGCTGCTGCAGTTGTACCTGTACCTAATTCCATGTGTGTCATGGCAGTCGCTGTAGCATCTTTCATTCTAGATGCTATATAAGCAAGACCTACGTCAACAACCAAGTTGTCAACTGTAAGTTCTTGTTTGACTGAACCATGTTCATCTTTTACCACGATATCAAGCTTTCCTAGAGCTTTAATCTCATTTTGATTTTCCATCGGTTTGTCTCCCATTTAAAAATTCCTTTATATTTATGTAAACGTCCAACCTGTTCCCACATAGTCCTCTGCACAATATAAGGGATCCCAATAGTCTTGCATTGAGCCTACCCCTGTATCTGTAGCTGTTCCTGTTTCTGTAAATCCAGGAAGTGTTAGTGCTTTTGCTACAGTTTCACTTATAGAACCTGTGTCGGTTGCTGCTTTACTTGTATTTATAACATTTGTCTCCGAAGTTGTTGCACTATCGGAAATATTTTTACCAGTTCCAATAACAAATACCTCTGCAGTACTAGATGTTGAAACTGTTTCTGTTAGATTTTTACCTACAGCTAGAACTAGACTATCTGCTACACTATTAGTTGATGTAGCTAGTACTCTAGGGAAATCAAATAATATGGAAGAATCATTAGTTGTTGCCGTATCACTATACGACCTAGTTATCGTCCATACTTTGCTAAAGCTGTCTGTTGCTGTAAGTGCTTCGCTTAGTGGTTTACTCATTGACCAACTAAATAATGGGTTGCCCACATTATAGTTGTCTGCATCATTTCCATCTGATGAATCGTTCCAATAAGCTGAATTGGGTGAACCACCATCCCCTTCTTCAACGTATGGATCACCCCGTCCATCGTCTGAGCCTAATATTGACTCGGTGGTGTTTAGTCCGTAAGCCCAAGTTACTGAATCTGTAACATTTGCTGAATGCCCTAATGGTCTATAAAAGTGCATTGCATAAGCATCTGTCGCTGTTGCCTGTTCAGTAGCTATAAACTTGTAGAATAAGTTATCTGTAGATGTTACTACAATTTCAGTATTAAAGTCTACAATACCTTTAACAATTAAGTCTGAATAAACTTGCATTCCTGCAGGGTGAGCTGCATCTCTTAATGCTTTATTCCAAGAAGTTTGTGGTATTGTTGATTTAATAACATAAGAATATTGTTGATATCTTGCGTTGTCTGTTAATTTGTTTACGTCTGATAATTTTCCTTTATCATCTTTATATTTACCTGCATAAGAAAATAAGTAACCTGTAGTTATTGTAATCACAATAGCTTCTCCTGTTGGAGAAGTTATAGTTATATCTGTAGTCTCATTTAAGAAATTACTTCCTGGTTGTATTACTTCAAATGCTGTAGGCAATCCTGTAGATGAATTAATATTTGTTATTCTAATCCTTGCGTTATTTGCTCCGCCCATATAAGTATAGTCTTCTGCAAAATAGCCTGTAACAGCATAACCTAATCCATCATCACCTGACTCATTAATAATATATGTTTGTCCTTTTCTAAACCCTGCGTCAGAAGCTGAGCCAGAATAAGATTTATATGTAACATTTGCTAATGTTCTAAGTAAATAACCATACTTACTTGCATTGGTATCTGCTGCTCCATCTAATACAACATAAGTACGATGAGCATCAGTATTAAATTCAACTGTTGCTGAATTTAAAGTAGAAGTCGCTGCTGCACTAGAACCGCCTCCACCACTGAATGATACAGTTGGTGCAGATGTATATCCGTCTCCAGCATCTGTTATTGTAATAGCCGTTACTACACCACTACTTACTGTTGCTGTACCTGTGGCTGTAGTACCAGATGTTGGTGCACTAAATGTTACTGTTGGTGCACTTGAATATCCTGAACCACCATTACTAATTGATACAGATTTTACAGAATCAGTATCAGTATAACCTGAACCTCCAGCAGTAATAGTAACTGCTGTAATTTCATTATCTACAACCGTTGATACTGCAGTAGCATCCGAGCCTCCTCCTTCTTGGAAAATATTAACAGCAGGTGACGCATGATATCCATATCCACCATTTGTTATTGAGACTCCTGTAACTGCTCCACCATCTATTGATACTGTTCCTAATGCTTGGGCACCTGGCCCTTCTATCCTTGTTTGTGCTGGATCAAATTGTAAAACCAATTGATATCTTTGTAATGTAGAAGATGTATATGCTTGTTTTTCTACTCTTGCTACAACGGCATTGACTGTTTTAATAACGGTTACAGTACCTGTAGAAGAAAAATATCTTAAATCAACTTTTTTACCTTCTAGATCTAATGGATTTAAATCATGGCCATGATTTGCGTCTTCTAATATAACTGCTTGTTCTTCAATCCATTCGCCGTCAGATGATTTTAATACATATTTTCCTGGAAAATAAACTTCTGCATCTTCACCATATAAAACTCTAAAAAATACTTCTATAGATCTTTTTGTACCTTTAGCTTCATAAAAGTCTTTAGCCCGTTTAAAGAAAAATGCTTTATCTGTTTTTACTGTCCTAGGAATATCATTTGCTAATACATGTCTCCATTTTTCTAAAAATGCGTCTGATGCTTGATCTATATCTGCAGGTGTAAAATTGTTTATTAATGCTTGTTGCTTACCTGCTTGATCCATATATTCATAATATTTTTTTATAAATGTTACAAAATTGGGATGATTTTCTCTAATATAATCAGGTACTTGCTCATCAATATATAAAGCCATACTATGTGTTTCAACACTAGAATCTAACGAAGCATCTAAAACTGCTGTCAATACTGCATCTGTTGTAATAGTATCTGAGGTATGTGCTGTAACTGTAACGACAGGAGTACTTGTATATCCTGTCCCTTTGTTTGTAATTGTAACGGCTGTAATTGCACCGCCACTTACTGTTGCTGTAGCTGTTGCTCCTGTTCCGCCACCACCAGATATAGAAATTGTAGGCACATTATTATACCCTGCGCCTGCTGTTGTTATCGTTATAGACGAAACATATCTATAAAATGATGGTATATAATCTGTCATTAGATCTCTGCTACTTCAGGTTTTGCTAATACTGTTAGTCCTGCCACCTCACCTGTTGTTGAATTTAGACTACTATCATCTAAAGATAAAACAGTATTTCTAGATGCTTTTGCTACTACTGCTGCTGTTGATGTATCAGAAGTTCTGATAAGAGCTTGTGTAGTAACATCTTTTATACTATCATGAGGTACGGCATTAATTCTTAATTTTGTTTCTGTTCCATAAAGTGATTTAATTACAGTTGAAGGAATGGATATTGTTCCTGAATCATAATCTACAGTTCCAATTGCTCCAACTACTGTTCCATCTGCTTGTATAGCATTAATTGTTCCTGTTCCATTGTATAATGGTGCAACTACTGATGATGCTGGAACATCTTGTAATGAAACCTTTTGTGTAGTTCCTTCTAAAGTTAAATCAAAATGTGTACTTGTAATCTCTCTGGGTTGTAATTTAGTATTAAATTTAACTGTATAATTTTTAGACACTCCTAAATCAACTGATGGTCTTTTCTGTAGCCTAATTTGTAGGTTAGTAGATAATATTGCGTCAGAAGAATCATTTATTAAATCATGTAATTTAGAGTAATAAAAACTCTTATTTAATTTATTAAGAGTGTTAGTAAAATAATTATTAACAGCTGTGGTTATTGTTGTTCCAATTTCTCCTGCTGTAAATAGTGTCTCTTTAGGATTATAAACTGAATTAATTTCAAGTCCTATATATGTGTATTCCGGATCTACAAATTCCGGTTGGATTGCTACTGCTGCTTTTGGTGTAATAATTGTGTTTCTTATATTGTCTTTAATTGCATCTGTTATAATTGAACCTGTTACTGGATTTAAAGATATAAAAACTTTACCGTGCATAGGAGGATCGTTTTGTTCTCCTCCCCATACAGAAACTGACTGTATGCTAGAATTACTTGCTAATATAAGTGATTCATAATCTGAAGATGTTACTGCCCTATCTTTTGTTGCGTTATACTTAGGTGCATTAAATCTAATTTCATCTATTTTTTCTTTTAATGAACCAGAACCAGCATTAGAAGAAGTTGTAATTGTAATTATTTCTCCTCCCCCTGATATTACAGAAGAACAAGAAAAAGTTTTACAACCATTTGGTTTGTCCCCGTTACTATTAAGATAATCAATTCTTATAAGATTTCCTTTAGATAATTTTTTGCCTAAAGTATCGTCTCCAAATCTTAATTGATATAAACCGTCTGTTCCTTCTTCTATCCAAAAGATTTTAGAGTCTGTTTTAACATCTAATATTGTACTAGATACATTATAAGAAGTTAATGTTAAATCTGATAATGAAGTTTGAACTCTAACTCTTAAAGAAGTTGTATCTATATTTGTGTTGGGTATAACATAAGGTCCTTGTTCATTTCCTGCAACTACTGCAAACTGAGAGGATACTCTCACTCCTTCTTTTACTTCTAAATCATTAAACGTGAAAGTAGTGCCTGATTTTGTGGCTACTACATCTTCTGCAGGGTAAAAAGTATAAGATACTCCATCTACAATAGATGTAAAAATAGTATTCCTACTCAATGTTAATGTAGTTGATGTATAAGAATCGGGTGGTGTAATAACTACATTTAATTTTGCTGTTGAACTTCTACGAGATCTTGGTGTATAACCAATTGCTTTTGCTAATGATGCTACTGATTCTCTTTTAATTGCTGAATCTAAAAACGATTCATTTGCTAACATGTGCGCTATAACACCGTTATAATGTGTATTATATGCTAACAAATCTAATATTGCATTTAACCCTGAACCTTCAAAATTCCAATCTGAGAATTCTGACTGACTTTCTAAAAATACTCTAAGATTTGCCTTTATGTCATCAAAATCTAATTCTGTTACTGTCTGTTGTGCCATTACTTTACCTTAATCTTGCTAAATTTGCTTCCAATGTTTGTGGTTGATTTACGCCTCTAATATCAAATTGAAGTTTCATGTGATAAGAATTGTTATCATAATCAGGATCTATTTTTATAAACTCTAATCTAACTCTTGGCTCCCAATTATCAACTATATTTCCTATAACAGTTGCCATAGTTTCTGCTGTTAATGGATCTAGAGGCTCAAATAATAAACCATATACTTGTGATCCTATTTCAGGATGAAAAGGTTTTTCAAAAGGTTGTGTTAAAATTAAATTCTTAAGGGATTGTTTTACGGCATTAACATCTAACTTTTTACCAATATCTCCTGTTACTGCATTGACATTGAAATCCATGTCAATATCAGAATAAATTCTACTTCTTTTCCCTTTTAATGTTGCCATAATAGTATTTATACCTTTTAGTTACCTCTTACGAAGTTAAACCTTGTTATTTTTGCATTTAAAAAATCTTCGCCTGGCTTTCTTAATTTTGTTCTACTTTCTATATCATATTTAGGTAATTTAAAGTCTGGAAGTTTGCCTTGTCTTAAAACTTCTCCCATTTTAATCTCTGGTGTACTACTAGGTGTTCCTGTAACAATAAAATCAACTCCTGATTTCTTTATATTGTCTACCATCTTACATAGATTTTCTAAATCAATAGCACCCTGTCTTAAAAGATCTGCAATATTATCAATATCAACATCATACATATTTTCCCATTTATCTTTTAATTGTTCTATTCGTTCTATTACTCTTGGGCCTTCATGTCCCCATATTAATATTAGTTTTAATAAATCTTCTACATCACTTTGGAGGCCTTGAGATGTTTTAGGAAACAATAAAGCTGGAATTGCACTTTCTATCTTACCCAATACACCATTAATTTTATCTTCAACATCATCTACAATTCCATTTAGTTTATCACCAATTTCTTCTTGTAGTGTATTTTCAATATTTGAAATAAGAGAATCTATTCCGTCTGCTAATTCTCTCATCTGTTTACTAGGTCCGCAACTCATTTTATCCTCCTATATTTACGTTTCCAGAACCAGCGTTAATTGCTGAACCACAGTTAATAGCGTCGCCTTTTCTTGCAGCTGCTTTTCCGTTAATATTAACTTTACTTGAACCTGCACTTATTTTATTGCCTGAATGTGTATTAGGGCTATTTGTATGTGTTGTAACAGGATCGTCTACTCTTGCTGCTTTCAAGCTATTTGTGTAAACATTACTAGAGCCATCTTCTATTACATGAGAGCTCCATCCGGATTCTAAACACGCGTCTGTTTTTCTTGCTGCCTCTGCCATATTAGTTTAAGTTTATGTTTCCTCCAGTATCAATATCAACATCTACACTAGCATCTAAGTCTAATGTACCTGTAATATTTGTTGTCTGGTTTGCTTTATATGTTTCATTTACTGCACCATCAACTGTTTCAGTCAATGCTGCTTTAACCACTACGTTTTGATTTGATTCTGTTCTAACTGTCATATTACCATTAGAGCCTATTGTCATTAAGCCTCCTGAACCTATTTGAACGTTAGTGCCTGCTTGGGTATAATATACTTTACCAATGTTGTTCATTATATTTTTTGCTTGAACTATTTTTGATTCTGTAATTTGTTCTACAGAGTTTTTAGTAACAGTTAAAGTTCTATTTCCTTGAACTACAATTTCTTGAGACATTGGATTAGCATCTGTTCCTTCTATTTCTTTATGTTCAAAGCCACCTTCATCGCCTTTACCAATAGTCATAAATCTATTTGCATTAACCAAAGTGTTTTCATCTGTTCCAACACCTTTAATATCGTTTCCATTAATCTTTGTAATTCTATCTCCTAATATAGTTACAAAATGATCGCCTTCTATTTCTTCATATTTGTTTCCTTCTACTAGAAGTTTACAATCACCACCTATTGTTACATTAACAGCACCCTTTATAAGAACATTTTTGTCTTTAGCAACAATTTCATAATCACTTCCAACAATTTTTTGAACTCTTGTTCCGTCTTTTTGTATTTCTCTAAATGTTCCTTGGTTGTGATACTCACTAATTCTTCCATTATTTGGTGTGTCATCTATTTCAAATACATGTCCTGATTCTGTTTCTCTTACTTTATTATATGGATATACTGAAGTTGTTTCATCAAAGTCAGGTCCTTTTTGTGCCTCTTCATCTGTTTGTGGATCAAAGTATTTTAATGTCTCAGCGCCTCTTGGGTGTGGTTCATCCCATGTCTTTGTTTCGTAATCTGCTTTTGATTTATCATCTGCTATTTTTTCTTCTTGGAAACTAGGCGCTCTTGCTGTTTTTATTTCTGTTACTCTTTGTTCCCTTTTGTTTGCTAATGATGCGTGTTCTTCTGCCTTTTTTCCTCTTGCAAGTCTTGGCAAGTCTGATTCGTTTATATCGTTCTCACCTTCTATTCCTGATTTAGGATATACACCACTAGGATCACTAAATCCATTTAAAGGTTTGCCGTTTTCATCTAAGATTTTTTCTATAGGGTGACCTGCTATTGTTCCTAAAATTATAGGTACCTGTCCATTTTCCCCATCAGCAAAAAATCCTATAACAGTTGAACCAGGTACAATACTAGGTGTTTCCATAACACCTGAAATACCTGCACTTGTAACAGGATTCAATGGAGTCGCCCAAGGAAGATCTTCTGGAGGTAAAACTTCTTTGTTAGCAGTATGGTATCCCATAATTCTAACTTTGTATCTTCCTAATTCATAACCATCAATTCTATCTTCAACAACACCCAACCACCAATACCAGTCTGGTGAATTAAGATTTCCAAAGTTTGCTTTTTTAGCCATTAATCTTCACTCCCTAATGATCTACCTAAACCATTTTTAACTATTTCCAATGTCATTACATGCTCCCAAGTACCACCCAATCCCCTAGTCATTTTATGTCTTATTGCTGAAATTAAATAAGCACCAGATAAAACTTTATCAAAATGTTCTTGACCTGTAGGATTGGAACCCCTTTCTTGAGCTGCAGGATAAAGGAATTTAATCATTGATCCTACTTCAATATCCGTTCTTCCAGGAACTTCTATTTCAAATTTTGTTGCTGCAAGTCCTAGTAAGTATGATATTCTAGTACCTTCATTAAATAAAGCATTTTCTATATTCATTGAATAGTCGTCATAATTAGCTGAATTTAAAACCTTTGAAGTTGACATGGTAAAACTATTTCTTGGTGTTCCTTGAGGTACAGGGTTACCATCATCTGTTGTCTCAAATTTAGTAAAGTCTTCCAAAGTGTCTATATAAGCTTCTCTATATTCTTTTGTTACAATATCATAACCTCTAGTAACGTTTGCATATTGTCCATTATTTTGAGATCTAACAATATCAATCGTACTAGGTATTGTTATATTAGTTATTTGATTCCATTTTGGAGGCAATACTTTACCATAAAAACTATCTCCACCTCCTCTGCCTGCAATATCCATTCCAGGAGGGTTATAAACATATTCTTCAAAGAAATTTTGTTTACCTTGCTTAACTAAAAACTGAACAGAAGTAAAGAAAAATTGTTTATTAGATTCATAGAATAAAAAATCTGAACCTGTTAAACTAGAGCCTTCTGATTTTCTAGTTAAATATGATAAATTATTTGCCGGCGTCCAACCGTTTGATATATATTGTATTTTTGTCTTGTGAGGTGTATCTGTAATAAGCATAGGTGTTTTTTCTGTGCTCTCTGCAAATCTATAAACGTCTTGTTCCCTTGAATCTTTTTGAATATAATCCTCAAATATACTTGCCGCTATTTCATGTGTTGTTCCAAAAAATGGTTTACTTATTGTTGTAGCATTATTATTAATGTGTTCTTGTGATGTAAATTTTAATTTATATGTTTGCTGTCTATCATTATTCAATATTCTTTCTTTAATTCCATAAACAAAAAAAGTTTTTGAAATTATTTGTGTTGGTTCATCATCAAAGGTTGGTGTTCTAAAACTCATAGTTAATTTTTCGGCACCTACTACGGGGAATTTTTCTATGAAATTTGTAGCATCATCAATAACACATTCTCCAGATAGAAACGGAGAATATATATCTTCGTATAAATGTATTTCTAATACATAGTTTTCAATTTTTTCCGTCTTACCATACATACTGGTAAGAGAAAGAGATTCTTTTATTACCTCTCCTGGATTTTTAGTTGTTTCTTCCATTTTTCATTACTCAACCAATCTTTTATATTGTTGTATAAAACCTTTTAAGAAATTTTTGTGTAAGTAAAAGATTTGTCTTTTCTTATCATTTAGTTCTTCTTCATATTGTAAATTTGTAACTGCTTGTATTTCTGCACCCGCTAGTCTTGTTGCATCCCACTCTTCAATAATGCTGGTATCTGTTGAGTTTACATAATGATGAACTGAGGTTATATTATTTGTACCATATTTATTTTTAGTATATGCTAATAAATCTCTTTGACTTCTTGCCCACTCTGTTCTAGGATTAACAATATCATTACATATCAAAAGAATCCAATGATATTCTGATGAACCATAAAGATTGTATGCAGCTAATTCAGGTGTTTCACCGTCTTCTAAAAAATATTCTACTAAATTTGTTCTATTTTCAAAAAATTTATCTTTGTGAACTCTTCTAAAAATATCTGTTACTATTAGATTTTTTTCTTTCTTAACTCCCCCTGTATCTTCTACATAAGGATAAACCATATTTGGTAAAGTTTTAAAATACATTTTTATAATCCTGCGTCTATTCTTTCTGTATCCAGAGTTTCTAGTTCTGTAAATGCTAATTGTAATGCTATTTCTGAAGGAGCACCCTGGGTTCCTTTAATTGTTGTAAATATTCCGTCTGAACCATATGTAACTTTCATATCATTTAGAATACATGTTGAAATTTTATGAATCCAATCATTTTCTTCATTTTTATATTTAAACATCATATTAAACTCTGAAGGATATATTAAAAACAGATCTTCCATAGACCTTTCTGGGTGCATATGGTATTTAAATTTCTTAAGTATTTCAACTATATTTTTTAATTCCACTTCGTTTCTAGGAGAAAAAACATAGTTAAATGCAAACTTTCTAAAGCCCATTGATTTAAATAATTGTTCCTTAAATGGATTAGCTACTTCTTTTGTTGCCGATTCCATTGCTCCGGCAAAATCGGCATCAGCTCCTAACGCTTTAGGAAGTGAAGCAGCTGCACCTATTACCCCTCTAGCACCAAACCGTCTCATTTCATCAGATCCAAAACTTCCATCTGGATTTTCTAATACTTGTGCTAAACTTACTCTACCACTGCCTGGCATTCCTGCAAGACCTAAATTAGTTTCTGTCCATTGAGCACTATATTGTGAGGTTTGAGATGTTGGAATATGTAATTGTATTGCATCTAATAATCTTACTGTTGATGTAGAGTGTACATTATCGGATAATACCTGTGCTGCTTTGATACCCGTATAAGCTGTAGCTAAAGGTGTTCTGAAAACGCCTTGTCCGCCTGTAACCATCTGAGATGCCGCTGGTCCAAAAGTTGTTCCTGACATCAGACCTGTTGCTGCTGCAACATCTTTTGCTGTTTCACTTTTTGTTCTATTTTCATTTGTGTACCACTCATTTTTTTCATTTTGAGCTTCTAAAAAATCTTTTCTGGCGTTCTCATCTCCTGCTGCATGGGCCTGCATTGATTTTTCCATCAAGTTGTGTGCCGCTTTGGATTGTTCCCTTGCATTTATTTTAAAAATAATACTATTAGGTTGGCTGTCTGTACCTATATCTTGAGGATATCTATATGTATTGGGAGCAATAGACATTTTCCTGGGGCTATCTCTCCATTCTTGTTTTCCTTCTTTTGCTTTTTTATGAGTTGCAGTTTCATAGGTATTAATGTTTGCCCTATTCCAAATTTGATCCTGGGTAACCTCTTCTAAGATTCCTTGCTCTTCTCCTGTTTTGCTGTCTGTAAACCAGCCCATATAAATACTCCTGAAAGTGTTCTTTCTGTTATTTATATGGTTTATGTCAAAGAAATTTACAAAGGAAGGTTTATTCCTAAAAATATAATAAAGTACTTAGGAAATCCTTCGAACATAATTTATAGATCTAGTTATGAATTAAAATTCATGAACTGGTGTGATCAAAACGAATCTGTTATAGGTTGGGTATCAGAAGAAATAGCAATTCCATATCGCAACCCATTGGATAGAAAAGTACACAAATATATGGTTGATTTTTATGCTGAGATTAAACAGCCTGACAATAAAGTAAAGAAATATCTTATAGAAGTAAAACCAGAACGCTTTACAAAACCCCCGGAAAAAAGAAGAAAGACTAAAAGGTATTTACAAGAGGTTGCACAGTACGGAGTAAACGAAGCAAAGTGGAAAAGTGCTAAACAATTTTGTAAAAAACAAGGAATAGAATTTTTAATTATAACTGAAAAAGACCTTCGTATTTAATATAAATACATTATATGGCTAATCCATTTCAAGAAATAAAAGCAGAGGCAGGCGGGCAAAACAGATCTGCTGATTGGTATATGAAAGCTGTTAGGGAATATGCTAACACTATTAATACACCTGTTGAAGTTTTTAATTCAGGTATAGGCGAGTTTGTTAATACTTTAGATGTAGGTTATATGTACATGTTTAGATATAAACCAAAGACAGCAGCTAAAATGAAATATTACGATACTTTTCCATTAGTACTAATGTCAGAACCTTTACCAAATGGATTTAGCGCAATCAATTTACACTATCTAGCACCGTTAGTAAGAGCAGATTTATTAACAAAACTACTAGGAAGAACAAGAGACGAAGACATAAATAGAGAGACAAAGGCAGCTTCTGATTGGAGAATAATTCAAAATTTTATGAGATTTCCAGAAGTTAGGCCTTCTATTAAAAGATATTTGGTTGATCAAATGCAAGGAAAAATGTTAAAAATACATCAAGAACATTGGAGAGCAGCGATAATGTTACCTGTTCATAATTTTGTAGGAGCAGGTCCTAGTACAGTTTGGAGAGATAGTAATAAAAGACCCGAAAGAAAACCGCCTACAGGTGGTTCATTAGGAGGACTATAATAAATGGCACAATATCCTAAAAGAAGAGATATAGGCAGACATGGATTGGCAGGTACACCTGCAAAATCAAATCTAGAACAATTTAAATCTCAATTTGCAACTTCTGATTTAGCGAGAACAGAAAGATTTGAATGTGAGTTTCATTTTCCATCAGGAATTGTAAATAGTGATGAAAAACAACAATCAATGATTGCATGTGAAGAAGTACAAATACCTGGTATGGTATTACAAAACAAAGAAATGCCTATAGGATCATGGACTTTTTATAGAAATAATAATATGGGTTTTTTAGGAAACGAAATAAATTTTACGTTTTTGACAGATAATAATTGGGAATTAAGAGGTATTTTTGAAAGGTGGATAGACCTTTGTGTAGGTACCACATCAAAAGAAATTGAATTTCCAGATAACTGTCATGGAATAATAGACATTAAAACTATAGACAGACAAGATAATGTAACTGCTTATTGGAAGTTATATGAATGTATGCCTAGAGTTTTAAATTTAATACCGATGGGAGCAGGAAATGTAGGTGTTGCGAGAACATCAATGATTGTAACCTCGGCATATTGGGAATCTTTAGATGTTGCTGTAGAACTTGGAACACTTAGCAGCACACCAACATCTAAACCAAAGAACGAAGCCGTAAGTAAAAGTCCTCAAAGGGACCGTGTCGGCAGAACAATAGACTAGGTAATTATTAATATAATATAGGAGAAAAATATGGCATTACCAATTTTAGAAACTCCAACATTTGAGTTGACAATTCCTTCTACTAAGGAAACATTTAAGTTTAGACCATTTTTAGTAAAAGAAGAAAAGTTATTAATGTTGGCATCCGAATCAGGACAATTTCAAGGAATGGTTGAAGCTTGTCAACAAGTTGTAACAAACTGTTCTTTTGGAGAACTTGACGGAACTAAACAAACTATGTTTGATCTTCAGTATCTTTTTATTCAATTAAGAAGTAATTCTGTAGGTAAAGATCAAACATTTACTTTAACATGTGGTGGTTGTGAAAAGCAAACCCCATATAAACTAAACTTAGAAGACATGGAAGTACATGGTCTTGAAGATGAGGTTAATAATAAAATAACTATAAATGATACAATGGGATTGGTATTAAAATACCCATCATCTACTTTATTAGCTAGCCCAGATTTAACTGATTATGATATTATATGTGGTTGTTTAGATTATGTTTATACTGAAGAAGAAACTATATCGGCTCAAGGTGAGTCTAAGGAAGAAATAGAAAATTTTATAGATGCTTTGCCTATAAGTGCAATGAATCAAATAAGAGACTATTTTGAAAAGATGCCTTTAGTTGAGTATGTAGTAGATTACAAGTGCAACGAAGAAGGTTGTGGACACGAAAATAAAATCTCCATTAATGGAGCGGAACATTTTTTCGTCTAACTCTTTCTCATGAAAGCCTTGAAAACTATTATAGAACTAACTTCTTGTTAATGCAAGAACATAATTATAGTTTAACAGAATTAGAAAATATGATGCCGTGGGAAAGAGAAGTATATGTATCAATGTTAGTTGATCATTTAAATAAAAAGGCCGAGGAGGCTAAAAAGAGGCAACAACAAAGAGGATAAATGTCAGACTTAAAAACAATAACTGGAATGATTGATGAGATGCAACGTAATCAGCGTGAGCATGGTGCTGATATAAGTGCGCTTGAAAATCACGCTAAAGATAATAAAATGCTTAACGTTGCACAGTTTGCTGAATCTGCTTATCAGAATATTGAACAAGGAAAGAGAGATAGGAAAGTTGAGGAAAACCAGCAATCGCAAAGAAAGCATAATAAGGCTGCAGCAGATAGTAGAAGAAGTCTCCAGGCAGGTATTAACAGAATAGAAAATGCTGTCTCGGGAGGCGGTGGTTCTGGTGGTGGTTCTGGTGGTGGTAGTGCCGCACCTAGTGGCGGAGGTTTAACCGGCGGAGGTGTAAAGTCTAGAACATGGCAAGGTAGAAATAGATTAGATTATGATGTTACTTCGGCTCGTATAAAAATGTCTCAAGGCTATTCAGCCAATGAAGACCAAGCAAATAAAATATTACAAGAGGAAGAAGCTGCTGCCAAAGAGTTGAAAAAATTCTTTGAAATGATGGCAAGAATGAGAAGTGTAGTACCAAGAGCTGCAGATAAGGAAAGAGCAAAATTACAAAGACAATTAGAAAAAGCTTTAGCATTAATTAAAGACCCAGAAAACAAAGAGGCTTTAATTAAAATTTTTAATATAGAAGATGCTAAACTAGGATTAAAAGGAAAACTATCAGGTGTAATAGAAAGTTATACAGATAAGGATTCGCCTTTTCCTGGAAAACCAGGAGGAGTAAGAGGAAAGATACAAGGATTTACAGATAATTTATTAGGTATTGATAGAAAGACAGGAAGAATTGGTGCGGGGTTTGAACGTCCTGACTTTATGAAAGGTGGCCTTTTAGGATGGGCCTCGACGAAAATGGGACTTGATAAACCTACTAGAGGTTTCCAGGCAAATTGGCTAAACAGACAAGGTGCAGAAGAAGAGTTATTTACAGAAGAAGTAGAACAAAATATATCCAAAGGATTTGGTAACATCTTTGGAAGTGAAGGTGGAAGCTCTGGAGGTAGTTTAGGTTCAGCTACAAGCAAAGCAAGCAAAGATGACGAACTTTTAACTGTTGTAAAAGAAATTAGAGACATAGTTAAAGATGGCTTCTCTCCTACACCAGGTGGAAGTTACGGTCCTCAAGGACCTTCAGGTGGTGATCCCTTAGATAAATCAGACGACATAAAACTATTACCTCCTCCAGGTTCTAGAAGCAGTGATTTAATGAACATTCGTAAACACCACCAATCACAAAAAACAGGATATGGATTTTACGATCAGTCAAGAGGTGTTTGGCGTAAAGACGGAAACCTAGCAGTACAAACAGGTGCACAAGGAACATTAGCAGGATCTGCTATGGTAGCACATAAGTCTTCTTCTGACAGAAGAATGACTGATGAAGAATATGAACAATTCCTAGGAAACGCTGATGATTATGGCGGTGAAGGAAGAATGGGGCTAGGAGGAATAGGCCTATTCATGGCTAGGAATAAGATTCGGAGTTTCGCATCTCGTGTAGGAGGTAGGTTATTTGGAGGAGGAGCTCCTGCTAGAGGATTTGCAACAGCAGCACAAGCCGGCCCAGGAGCGGTACAGGCTAGATCAGGTAGATGGTACAATCCAAGCAGTACTCAAGGCAAAACTATATTAAACAGTCAAGGTGGTTCAGCCAAACCAACAAATATGTCAAAATTGGCAAGGCTTGGAAGATTTGCTCCTGGTATAGGACCTCTTGCGGCTGCTGGTGGAATTGGATTGGATTGGTGGAACAAAGCAGAGAATAGGGCTGCAAACGATGATGCACTAGATATGGGATTGGTTGATGAAGACATACACGAAGAAGTCGATTTGGCAAACCAAAATCCATGGCAGGAGACGGCAGCATCTGTTGCAACAGGTGCAGCAACTTATGCAACTGCGGCCGCTGTCTGGAGTCCTCCACATCCTATTGCCAAAGCTGTTATAGCTACAGGCGCAGGGATCGTCGGTGGAGCCGTCTATGGCGTAGGTTCTCTAATTAGAAGAAACAGGGCTAAGAAAATTGCAGCAGAAAGTAATGTATTCGGTGGCTTACGAGATCAAGAAGCTAAATTAAGCGATGTCAAGAATAAAATTCCTTCTAAGAATTTAGCTGCTATGAATGCAAACAAACAAAAAATTAAAAAAGAATTAATAGACAAATATGCAGCTGGAGATATATCTAGACTTACACCTAACGACCAAAGACAGCTTGATATATTAGCAGAAAAACAAGCAATGCAGGCAACACCTGAAATAGCTAATTTACCAGACGTTCAGTTAGCATTAAACGAGTTAGAAGAAGTTGGCGGTGACGAAAGTGATTGGGCACAACAATTACAAAATAGACCACAAGATGATACTATAGCTGGTAGGTTTGGAGACTTATACCAAGGAACAGAAGGTGGAGGAAGTGTAGCGAAATCAACTAGAGAGATAATGATGAGTGGTGAGGAAGGGGATTTAACTGGAAGGGGATTGATGGGCCCACCAGAACCAGGAAAGCCTAGAGGTTACGCGCAAGGTAATGCGTGGGATCTTGAAAGTATTAGAAGAAAAGAAGCACATGATAGAGGTGAAGATCCTGGAAGAAGTAAATTTGGATTTAAAAAACTAAGCCATGGTGGTATGAAACCAGAACAGTATGACCAACAAGAAGTAACTGACTCATTAATGAGACATTATGAATCTAAAGTTTCTAATGTAGGAGACACAGGCTCAGAAACTACAAAAGGATTTATGGGCATATTTGATAAGGATAATTGGCGAGAAGCTGCTAAAGGTAGTTTCCTTGATAGATGGGGTTGGACAGATGATGCAAAAGAACAAAGAAGTCCTGAAGAAGTTAATGAAGCTATTAAATATAGAGCATCAATTCTTGTACAAGATATGATAAAAGGCTCTGGTTTAACTGGAGAAATACTTACAGAAATGAAACCTGATATGCTTGAAGAAGCAATGCACAAAGCAAGAATGGAATTTGCTAATGATGAAGCAGGCTTTATGGACAATTACGGAGGCAAACCTAAAGTAGAAGATCCTTATACAACACCTGGAGGGTTTGGTTCTAGAATTAAAGGAGCATTAGGTAGATTGTTTGGTGGTGAAGAAGAGCTTGATAGTGTAGCAAAATTAGAAGGTGGCTTTGAAGAAGACGATCCAGGACAACACTTATTCAAATTTACTCCACCAACAGCAGATGCTGTTGATGCTGGACAAAGAGCTGTTGGGGCAGTTACAGGAGCACAAGCAGCTGGTAACAATGTTGTAGACAATAGCACTGTTATTAACAACAATGGTGGCGGTGGAAGCATAACTGTAGCTCCTCTTAATGTAAGAGACACAGGATCTAGTGTTAGTGATACAGTAGAGAATTTCTTAAGAGTTAGCTAATGAAACAAAAAAGACCAGGAGAAGAATCCTGGGAATACATTCTTCGTATTAGAAATAGAATTAATTATCCAATTGAATTAGTTTCTTTTGCTTGTATTTTTCTATGTGCTGTTCTATTAGTTCTTTTCTTCTAGGACCAATTTCCATAAAACTTTTTATTGCAATATCTTTCCATGTAACTTCTGGATCAATATAATAATTATCAACAGCAAAAGGATCTATATATTGTGTATGAGGAAACTCTTCCGTTAGCCATTTAAGAGCTTCATATGTTGTCATGTTTCCATTATCCCAAGAAAGATACATACCTGTTTTATATAAATCATAAAGTTGTTGATACCATGGATAGTCGCCTGTATCTATTCCTTTATTTTCTGGATCAAAAGGAACTTGTTTATAACCATACTCTTTCCAAGACTTATCTAATTTTGAAAAATGACTAAGATCAGGAGCAAAAATATTTAAATCTTTAATCATAAGAACAGTCATTTGAAAGGGATTGCCTTGCCAATAATTATCAATCCATCTTTTTGTTTCTCTAAGTGAATCTATTGTTTCATATGGAAGTCCTGCAATTAAAGATAAATGCCCCTTGTAATAACCTGCTTGCTCTGTAAAATATTCTTTTACTTCTAATAATCCATCTTGTAAACGACCTGTATTCATTCCTTTACCTATTGTTCTTGCAGAAGAATTATTAAATGATTCAATACCATAAAAATGAGAACAAAATCCCATTGATATTAAATTGTCCCAATCTTTTTTTCTAGATGCTATTAAGTCTGCTCTAATATATCCTGTAAGTTTAGGTTCAAATGGTAATCGTTTCATTACATTAGCATACTTTTCAATCTTTTCACTTGTATCATTAAATGTTTCATCTAATACAATGTATGATTCTGTACCCCACTTATCATAATTTTCTAATAATTCATCATATAAATTATTTGCTGATCTAGTATGATCTTCTTTAACTCCTAATACAGGAAAAGAACAGAAACCACATTTGAACTTACAACCACGAGAAAACTCTAACAACAACACCTCTCTTTCTGTTATATTATCACGTTCTTCATACCTTACTGTTAAGTCTGCTTTTGGATATGCTTGATAGTTATGATATGCATCTATAGTTTTATTTACATTAACTGGTTCAGGACCGCCTTGAAAGTGTCTTAATAGTTCTAATATAGCGTATTCTCCATAGCCAAATATCTGCCACTCACAATTTAATTCTTTCATAGAAATGTTTTGACTTCCTGCTACAGTTGGAATATCTGGATATTGTTCTTTTAAATAGTCAACAAGTTTTAAGAGTTCAGGAGTTGCAATTGGAAATGTAGAACTAAATCCGAAGAAAAGAGTATCTTTTGTAATCCTATCTTCTACTAAAATTTTAAGTTGTTCAAAAGACCATGCGTGTATGTAATCAATTACTTCAATATTGTAATTGTGTTCTCTTAAAAAAGAAGCTATTTTATGTGCACCTGAGGATCTTCTAATACTGGGTTCAGTACCTTTGTACTGACTTACCATTCCCCCAAATATTAAGCCGTGCATTCTTTGACTCGTTTGCATAATCTTTCAGCCCGTGCTCCTACTTGATTATACCAACGACTGTCTTTCATTTCCTCTGCTGCTTGTTTCCAGTCTCTTCTTTCTAATGCTGCTTTGAAATTTTTAAACTTGCTTAATCTTGGACGTCCTAAATTAAACATCATATTAACAAGAACTTCTTGGATTTCATCTGGCCAATCGTCCCAATCGTAAGCATAAAGAACTTTACACTCTGATATTGCTATATCT